GTTGTGGTTGTTGATTCGCCCTATCCGAACTGGTGGTGCAAGTTAAGCCTGTACAGAGAAAAGGGTCCGGTTCTATTTTTCGATCTCGACACGGTGATTGTCGGTGACCTCGATCCTTTGATGAAGGCGTGTGAAGAACATGAATTCATCATGCTTGAGAAGTTCCAGAAGCCTTACATTCAACAGAGGCGTGGAACTTCAGGTGTATTGGGTTGGACAGGTGATGTTAAGTGGATACTCGATAGGTTCGAGGTCAATCCAGCATCAGTAATGGGTCGGTTACAGGGTGATGATCAGTTCCTTTATGACGAAGTGGTTAATTTCACTACTTACTGGCAGAACTTGAATCCTGACTGGATACGATCCTACAAAATACACATGAGAAAGGTGAATACGCCACTTCCAAAAGAGTGTCGGGTGGTGTGTTTTCATGGCGTCCCGAAACAATGGGATATCAACCCGAATACGGGTAAATCTTACGAAGACGAAGTGAGGAATAGAGTATGGAAGACGTTGTAACTCGAATTGGGCTAAACAATTCTGTTGTTGATAATGTCAGCGTAGAGCAGATTGTTTTTACGTCAGCTACTGTTGATCCGCCCTCTCTGACATCAGTGTCTGAAGGTAGTGCAACCTGTACCATTCTTGACGTTGCTGTTGGTGATGGGGTCATTGCTTTCCCTCCGTATGACATGCAGCAGATAGCATTTGCAGCTTATCCTTCTGCGGCTAATACGGTTGAACTGACGTTCATCAACACTGGAAGCACTACTGTAAATCTTGCTTCTGGTACGTGGAAATTCATGATCGTCAAGTTTGCATGAGTCCAGAAGAAGTTCTAAGAGCCTTTGAATTAAGAAAGGCTCAAAGAAAACTGTTCAACTACCTGCCCTACGGTCATCCCGACACGCTTTGCCCTGACGGAAAGCGATGGAAGGAGATGAATGCTCTCAACGAGCATGACAAGTGGGTTGAGTGGTCGAACAAGCCGTGGCAGTTGGAGTTTCACAACGTAGGTGCTGACTTTCAGGAGCGGATGCTGAAGACCGGCAACCGCGAGGGAAAGACCTATACCGCTGCGGCTGAGACTGCCTTTCACATGACGGGACTTTACCCTGACTGGTGGGAGGGCAGGCGCTTTACCCATCCCGTTTTGGTCTGGACGGGAAGCCCGACGAACGAGACTTCAAGGGATATCGTACAGCGTGAGCTTTTGGGTGGATTGGGTGAGTCTCTAGGGACGGGAATGATTCCCAGAGAATGCCTGATCGGAAAGCCCAAAAGTAAGCAAGCCGGTATTTCTGACGTTGTAGATTCGTTTAAGGTCAGGCATGTAAGTGGTGGTGAGTCTACCTGTATCCTGAAGACCTATGAGCAGGGTTGGCGGAAGTGGCAGGGAACGGCCCCTCACGTCGTCTGGATGGATGAAGAACCGGAAGACAACGATCTTCAGGGGAAGATCTACTCGGAAGCCCGTACCCGTATCATAACCTCTAACGGCATTATCATGGTGACGTTCACTCCTCTATTGGGGAATACGAAACTGGTGATGCGGTTCATGGAGAACATCGTTGGTGGTCGCTATCTGATAGAGGCTACCTGGGATGATGTTCCCCATCTGAACGACTACAAACGTGGAGCCGCTCAGGAAGGATACGACGAGGAAGAACTGGACACTCGTACCAAGGGTGTTCCCATGATGGGCGAGGGTCGTATCTTCACCGTGAGGGAAGATGAGATCGTTGTAGAACCCTTCCAGATTCCTAACTGGTGGGTACGGATCAACGGGATTGATTTTGGTCTTGACCATCCTTTTGCTCTAGCTCGAATAGCGTATGACCGAGATGCCGATATTATCTACTTGTATGAGACGTATCGTAAGTCGAAGGAACTACCTGCAATCCACGCACAGCGAATCAGAGCTGCTGGAGACTGGATACCTGTTGCGTGGCCGCATGACGGTGCCAAAAGGTCAATTCAGAGTGGTGGGAAAGAAGGCATCCAGCTTAAAAACATCTACAAGGCTCTCGGGGTCAACATGCTTCACGATTCCGCGAGATATGAAGATGACAAGAAAGGCCCACAGCCGGTTTGGCCGATCATCGAGGAGATCAAGGAGCGGGAGCGTTCTGGGCGGTTCAAGGTTTTCAAGAACTGTCATGAGTATCTTGAGGAACGCAGGGTTTATCACACGAAGGACAACAAGATCATAGACAAGCGGGATGATACGTTGAAAGCCTGTTTCTATGCCGTAATGATGATTCGAAAAGCCAGATCGGGTTTTCAGAAGAAGACCAATCAACTTCCGTCCAGTCCTATCATGTCGGTGAGGATATGAGGTTCAACAAAAAGCGTCTGCCAAAAACCCGTCAGCAGTTGGACGAGTTTGTTCGGGAACATGGATTAAGACCATTTGGCGTCGTGAGATACAGGGATCGGGATATTTTTATTGCCGAAACCGATCTGGAAACGGATCAGCCGGTTAAATATCCGTGGGGTTATTACCAGACGGCATGGTTTCTTACCCGTCCAGACTCGGATGAGAAGATGGATATTGGACGCTGGCTTGAGTTCGAAGCCATGCACGATCTAACGAAAGACTGGACGACAGAGACTAAGCGGCAAGCCCGAGCCCAAGCGGCGATTGAGGATGCCATTAAATTCATAGATCGAAGTTTCGAAAAGGGCCGATATGGCAGAAAAGAGATTCACCAAGTCTGACAAGGACCATATCTGCGAATTCGTCATAGATACACACAGGACGAGAAAGCAAAACCGCAAGTATTTCGATGCCCAGATATGTGAAATCGACCGTCAACTGAGAATGGAGCCTGACGTTTCGTTAAAGAAGAAACGGGACGGGACTATAGACGAGTTGAAGGCGTGGCTTCCTGAAGCTGAACTTCCGGGTCAGTCGCAGACACTCGAAGTCACCTCTGCTGATGTAATGCGAATGTTGTTACCGTCCAGTGGACCGTGGTTCGCAGCGCATACCATGCTGACGGATGATTACCTGGACAAGGTAGACATTCAAAGCCTCATTACGGGTGACGAGAACGACGTACCCTCCAAGATCACGCAGGACAATGCGGATAAGTTGGTTTACGGGTTTCTCGATCACTTTCACAAGCAGTATGACTTTCGTGGACACCTTTCCCTGATAACGGGAGAGGCTATCAAGTATTCAGTAGGAGTTGGCAGAGCCAGATTGGTTAACAAGCGTGTCTTTCAGCACTCAAGTCAGGGTGTGATGAAGAAGGACATGCGCGTACCCATGTTAGTGCCGAGAAGCATCAAGAATACCTATCTTGACGATAATCCGGCCTCCATGATGAATGAGGGGCATATTGTCGCTCCGGGTCACATCTTCTTCAAAACGATGCGTCTGAAAGACCTTCAGTTGGCTTCCGAGAAGGGCAATTCAGATATCAACGACATGATGAATGGTGGTTGGGTCAAAAACGCCCTGAACGGGTTTGAAGGGGATGATAACCAGAATGTCGAATTCCTTGAATGGGAAGGCGATATGGTGTGTCCGCGTAAATCGACGGAAACGCTCTATCTCCCCAACGTCATCTGTACAGTCGCAATCGGACGAAAAGGCAAAGACGTCGAATCACGGCTGGTCAGGATACGAAAGAACACACTACCCTTTACGTCATATCTTCTGTTTCCTTACTTTCAGGAGGATATCGAGACTCCCTACGGATCAAGTCCACTGATCAAAGGACGACCCGTACAGAGTTCTGCGGTCTATGCGCTCAATCGGCTTCTTGAAGTAGCGGCGTATAACGCTCAACCGCCTGTCAGATACGATCCTGACGAAGACGAACCGATTCTCTTTCCGGGTGCCAAGGTTGAGGGATCGGGAATCGAGATTCTGGAGATTGGAGAACCCGCCGCACTGGCTCAGGTGTATGCGAACTTCCTGTCACAGTATGCAGACGTTACCGCTGTAAACGCTCCGAGACTTGGAGCGCAGACGGTTTCTCATACGACGGCGTATTCGAAAGAAGCTGAACTGGCGAGAGGTCAGATCAGGACAGTCGATTTCGTTCAGGACACGTTAAAGGGTCCGTTAACCCGCTGGCTCGATATCGAGTATGAGATGGGCAGGGGGAATATGAGCGGGAAGATGGATTATTACATTCCCCAATATAACGGGTATGTGACGGTTCGAAAGGATCTCTTGCCCGAAGAAGTGCAGTTTGACGTATTCGGTGCTGGTGGCCCTGCTGAGGAACGGGTCAAGTGGGAAAAGAGAATGGCCTCTCTCCAACAAGCCGTACAGTTGGATACGCTCAGGATGCAGCAAATGATGCAGTTGGGTCAGCCACCGCAAGGCGTGATTGATCTGAAGTCTGCAATTGAACAAGTCTTACTTGAAGGTGGGTGGAATGATCTCGACGCTATCACCGGAAGCCAAGCAACTGCTCAGGGAGTTGCGGGACCGCCGGGAATGGAAGGAGGTGCTGGAGGCAATCCAGGGACAGTCTCTACAGCCCTTCAAGCCCTTGCGTTCGGTGGACAGTAACATTCTTCCACCTGACGTTCAGAAAGACAACTGGATTTATGAAAGCGGTCGCGTCAAGGAACGCGAACGTGTTGTTAAACTTTTGACGGGAGAAAGTCAAAAATGAGTGAGCAAGCCATGACCAACGAGACTGAAGTGGAGCCGAAGGCATCTGCTGAGGAATCTGGTGCATCGGAGCCGGATTTGGACGCGCTGTTGAGTGAGTTTGAATCCGAATCCTCGAAAGAGGAACCCAAGGTTGCACAGCCGCAACCGGATGATGTTCAGTGGCTGAAAAGCCAGAGAGCGCAGTATGAACGCGAACAGACCGACAAGGCTGTAGCCGAAGCTGCCAACATCATCAAGGAAACGATTGGTGATCTGCCGATTGATTTGCCGGAATACGTACTTGAGGGCGTTCTTCACCAGAAGGCATCCAAAGACCCACGGATTGTGGAAGCGTTCAACAAGCGTTTCTCCGATCCCGATAAGTGGAAGTCGATAGTACGTGCGACGGGAAAGCAGTTGTCCAAGGACATGCGTCCGAGAGACAAGCAGGCTACCGAGTCGTGGAATGCGGTTGAGAGTGCTGTGCATGGTGCATCGAAATCTACCCGAGTTGAAGAACCTGTCGATATCACCAAGATGAGTGACGCTGAGTTTTTCGAATACAAAATGAGACTCGGGAGGAAATAAAGGAGTCTAAGTCATGGCACTTACTATTAACGCAACTGATACTGAACTGACGAAACCAGTCAACACGATTTTCCAGCAGACGCTTCTGCGTAATGCGAAATCACGGTGTCTCCACTTCTACGGCACCCAGGCGGCTGAAGTTGGCCGTATGCGCGGTACTCTTACCGCTACATGGCGTCGTATCACCCTCAACTCCAATCAGCGTGGTGCGCTGACTGAACAGACTACTACTGCCGCTTACATGGGTGGCCGTAATGCGTCTACCCTTCAGTTTGCTGCTCCGACCGCAACTGCGGCTAAGTATGGCAACTACGTCATTCTCAACGAAGAAGTTCAGATCACGAACTTTGACGGACAGACTGACAAGATTGTTGAAGTGCTGGGCATTGACGCCGGTGATTATCTGGATACCTTGCAGGCGGCTTTTTATGCTGACAACGGTAATACGGTATTTGCTGCCGGTGCGGCTTCTGCCGGTGCGGTTGTGTCCAAGATCACGCTGAATGCTGTCAAGAATGCAGTTGTGACGCTGGACAAGAACAAGGCGCTGACCTTTACTGCCATGTCAACGGGTAGTCAGAACTTTGGCACTACTCAGTTGATGCCGGGGTATATTGGTATCTGTCATCCTGACGTAGCGGTGGATATCACTGCGTTGGCCGGGTTCAAGCCTGCTGAAACTTATGCGGGTCAGGTATCCCTGCTGATGGGTGAGTTCGGCGCTTTGACGGTGGCGGGTCGCACGGTTCGCTTCTGTTCGGGTCATAATTCCGAAGTCGATGCCGACTCCGGTGGTCTGACGGGTACTACGGGTCTGATCTCGACCACGGGTACCAATATCGACCTGTACTACACCAGTATCTATGGTCGTGAAGCATGGGGTTCGCTTGGGTTTGGCATGGGTCATCCTGACGGTTCCTTCATGGCGGGTGACGATGTTTCTTCTGTCGAACTGATCTCTCATGGCCTGGGCAGTGGTGGTACGTCTGATCCCTACAGTGAGATTTCCACGATTGCTTATAAGTTCTGGTGGCATGCCGCTGAACTGAACGCTGACTGGAACCGCACCATCGTATCCGGTGCAACTGCACTTACGAGCTAACCTAACCGGGGCGGGGGAAACCTCGCCCCTTTCTTTCGGAGTACAAATGGCTGATTTGGCGAATATTGCGATTGATCCGAGAAGTCCTGTCGAAATGCTTAACAGGATTGAATGTCAGAGAGTTCTATCGAAGGCCGGGATTAATCACGATCCGCATATCAAGAAAATCGACGCAATCAAGTTGATTGAAGCTAATAACTTGAATGTACAGGATTATATCGAATTCGAGCCGGTGAGTATTACCAAGGCTGATGGTGGAATTTCCCAAAAATGGGTTCCTAAACGCATCATGCCGAAGCGTCCCGAGAATTATGACCAGTTGAGGGATGCTGAGATGGAAAGGCGGCTTGAATCTGCCGCTGAACAGGTAAAGAAAGAAGAAGCCGAAGCGGTCAAGAGTCTGAAGGCTGAAGTGGGTGAACTGAAAGCCCTAGTTTTGAAATTGGCTGAAATGCAGCAGTCTCAGCTGGAGAAAACGGCGGTTGTCGAGGAAATCACTCACAAGCGTCAAGAAACTGACCCTCATAAGATGAAATACATGGCTTTCAAGAAGTGGTGTAAGGAACGGGGTTATGAGTTGAAGAAAGGCGAGAATCGGGAAGAAGTCATTGCCCATATTGAAAACGGACAGAAGATAGATGAGCAAGACGTTACTTAACGGAGTCAATGAAGTCCTGAAGCGGGTTCAGATCGTATCTGAATCAAACCTGCTTACGTCCCTGACTAACTCGGGGAAACAGGTCTTCATTGATTTGGCTGTGCAGGCGTGGAGAGAAGCGACACAGCAGGTTTTCTCCAAGGCCAATGTCATGATGCCCTATCAGGCAGAAAGCGACTCTATCACGCTTGTAAGCGGCACACGCACCTATCCCTTGGCCTCTGATCTGATCCAGATCCGCTGGCCGCTGCATGATGAAACGAACGGGCAATATATTTCCGAATATCCAGGCGGGTATGAGGAACTAAGGAATAGTCAGAACTTCACAGCCAACTATACGGGTCTTCCTTTACAGGCGGCTATAAGCCCAATTGATGGGGATCTCTATTTAGATTATATCCCGACCTCTGGTGAGGCAGGTTACAGTTATACCTATTTCTACTGGAAGGCGACGGATTTGAATGTTGCGACAGACACTTTCCCATTTGACGATGATGTGTTTTGGGCGCTGGTCCCTGTAGTGTCGGATATTTGGCGAATGATGCAGCAGAACAAGCAGAATGGGTCGTTTGTCAAACTGTCCTATGGTCGAGCCATACGGATGCTCAAGAGAAACCCGCCCAGTAATACTTGGATATCGAGAAGGGCTATTTCTGGCACTTCTCCGCTTGGCTATGACCCGTTTGACGACAGGAAGTACTAAATGCCGACTCTGATTGGCCCTGAAGACAAAACGGTTGTTATTAAGTTTGGTGGTGGTGTTCATTCAAGAGCGCCAGCCGACGAAATAAACCCAAGGGAGTGTACATCAGGCCAGAATTTTGTTCTGGACATGCAGAACACGCAACTTGCTCCAAGACCGCCATTCGATCTTTTGGGTCAGGTTCCAAATGCTGGAGAGATTCGCGGATTTGTCTCGCTCCTGAAAACAGATGGTACGGTGTCTTTGCTGGTTCAGGCTGGAGCAACGGTTTACGAGTGGAATGGAACGAGTTTTTCCACGATTACCGGGGGCACTGTAGCAGCAACAGCAAAGTTAAGGGGCCGGATAGAACACAACTGGCAACTGGGTAATTCGGGTGCCGGTGAAGTCATTATCACGGATCTGAATCTTGCCGATGTGGTAATGAAGTGGGACGGAAGTACGTTAGCCGATGTGACGTTTACCGATGAAGACAGTAATCCGTTCGGTAACTTCAAAGCAAAATATTGTGTCATTCAGGATGAACGGGTGATTTTCGGCAATTGTGTGGATGCAAGTCCTACTGAACTTCCCCACATGATAGTTGGGACGAAAGTTTCCGATTACACCAATATCACGGTAAGCAATAAGCCCTCATCTGCGTTGGGTCAGGATGATCCCTATTATCTTTTGACGCCTGATCTCAGGGCGATTAACGGTCTTCTGTACGCATTCGGTTTGATCGAAATCTCAACGGTTCAGGGATCGTTGTGGAAACTGGTGGGTAACTCAGCCCAAGATTATGCCATTGCGGGATTACACCGGGACTCAGGGGCTTCTGGTTATGAAGCGATGGCGGATATCGGTAATGATATTCTCTATGGCAGGCAGGGTCGGCTGGAGTCGATGAAATCGACCGATAAGTTCGGTGATGTTGAAACGGATGATATTTCGGCTCCCATATTTGATGAGATAGAAGACTATACGGATTGGACGATTACCTATAACTCGCGGACTCAGCGAGTTTATTGTTATCCGCAAAACAAAGCCAAGATATGGACTTTGTATAAACCATTGGTCGGTAGTGAAGTCTCCCCGTGGGTTGAGTACAAAACAAACCATTCGATGAGTTTCAATCCAACAGCGATCATGAATGCCTATGATCCTGTGGATAAGCTGGAATATGTCTTTTTTGGTGATTCGAGTGGAAACGTATATCGGATGGAGGGAACGGGTTCGGGGGATGGCGGATTAAATACAGTCACCATTGAACGCCTGTCTCCGATGGTTCTGCTACCAGACGATACTGAAGCCTTTACATTGTTTGGGTGGGTCAGATATCGAAGAATTGCGGATATCACGCTAAAACTGAAGTTCGAATTTCAGGGCGATCATCAGTTCAACGAAACGATTACAGTGGACTTATCC